TCAAGTCTGCCCGCTGGGAAGCTTCGACCAGTCCGGCGTATAGGCGTGCTTGCCGGTGTCCGCATACGGCAGCGTAAGCGCGACGGTGTCAAGACTGTCGCCGGCGGCCGGATTCACCGTTACATCGATGTCGGGCGCCCGTATCTCGTAGTGCGTTTCGCCGTTGGGCGTGACTGTAGCGCCAATTCTGAAGCGTGAAGATTTGACTGCGGCAGCGTGGACGGCATCTTCGGAAGCAAGACAAAGGCCGCTGTGCTGGCGTTCCAGAAGGCCAACGGTCTGGGTGTGGACGGCATCGTCGGCCCCCTGACGTGGGCAAAGCTGGGCTAAACGACACGGACGGACGAATTGTCTGCATAGAATAGAACCAATACCGCAGGAGGGGGACGGAAGCTTCCGTCCCCCTCCTTTTTCAACGGTTTCAACGGGCAGGGCGCTCCGCATAAGACTAAAAACAAGGCTAAAACCTGTTTTCGGGCATAAAAAAACTCCCGAAACACAGGCGTTTCGGGAGTTTTGGTTGGAGGTGACACCCGGATTTGAATTGGAAAAGGGCTGTAACATGGTGTATCATACTGTTGCAAAAAGCCTGTATTTCCAACGGTTTGCGGGTTTGGGCTGTAAATGCTGTATCATGTTGTAAAAGCTGTAAGGGGTACGGTAAGGGGTACGAAAAAGAGAAATATCTATTCTGAGAGGCGGTCAAACTGGACTATCCGTGTACCGTCTGCCTGATTGATTTTGACCTTCCGCAGCAGCGTATATTTGGGAAGTCCCTCTGCGTAGTCCACTCTTTCCTGCGGAAAAAAAGACCGGCAGTAATATGTATCATCGCTCCTGCTGCCAAGAAACAAATATACCGGCGTGTTATTTGCCTTGCCAGAGACCAGATAGTCCGCTTCGATTCGTGAAAATGCCTTTTTCCGCGGATCATACTTAAAGTACAGTTGGTCACCATCAAGCATATCTTCGAGATACACAAGGGCTTGGATTCTTGCTTCTATCTCGTGATATCTGGCACTCTTTTTCAGAAAATCTCCTGTAATTGTTCCGGACAAAATGCTTTCGTAGATGCGTGAACGCTTACCACTACGGATCTGTTCAATATCGACAAGCTTGTGCAGGCCCGCCAAATGATGAAGGTCATCTTCGGTAAACGCAAGTATGATCCTGGTCAGTTTTCCTTTACGTCCTAAAGTTATCTCGTATACGCAATTCTTCAGCTGCTCTATCGCAAGGGCCGCAGACTGTATATCATCCATCCCTTATGCTCTCTTTCGTTTGATCGATGTAAACAAAAGGAGCCCTGCTGTTTTGGCAGGGCTCCTTCGTTGCATTTTCTTTCGGCCTTTCAGCCTATCCGACTTGAGGTTGTTGCAAAACCCCTCCGAGAACTCCACGGCCCAACGCAATCGGAACGCCAACCGCTTCAACGTTCAGGCAGAAGCTCATGTCTCCTGTCATCCTTAGTATATCCGAAAGTACTCAAAATGGGTAGTGTCATTTCTAACAATGTTAAGATTTTTTTCTGTGCAAATTGTCAACAAAATGATAGTTATTGGGCAAGTACGAAAGGATATCCGGCAAAATATGTACCCATTTGGCAGCTTGTTGCACCTTTGAGGGCAACAGAACTGAAATAATGTTTATTCCCCCGACACGCTCTTGATAAATGCCTCCATGCGGTCGGCGCTGGCCTGCTTCATCTGGTCGGTCACATGGCCGTACACATCCAATGTGAAGGCGGCAGTGGCATGGCCCAGATTTCCCTGCACTGTCTTGATGTCGTCACCGGAGCGGATCGCGGCAACTGCGTAAGAGTGGCGCAGATCGTGAAAGCGTGCGTCCGGCCTGCCAATGGCAGCGGCGGCCTGTTTAAACGCCCTGTACAGCGTCGGCTTCGTCAGGTGGTTTCCCTGTGCGTCCGTAAAGACAAGGCCACTATGCTGCCACAGAGGGCCAGCAAGGAGCCTTTGCTCCGTCTGCCACACCTTTTGACGCTTCAGGCATTCCATCACAAAGGGGGCGGCGGTGATGGTGCGGGTCTTGCCGTTTTTGGTGGGAACCAACTGGTACGGGGTCATGCCCTTCTCCTGGTGGAGCTGCATCTGCTTGTTGATGGTCAGCACGCCGGTATCGAAGTTTATGCAGTCCCATGTCAGGCCCAGCACCTCACCCTGACGCAGACCGGTGAACAGCGTCACGACAAAGATGTTTTCGTAGCTGTTGCCCTTGATCGCGTTCAGGAAGGCCGCGATCTGCGTTTCATCCAAAGGCTTGATCTCCTGCTTCGGGCCCTTTGGGAGCTTGCAGAAATCGCCATCCGCCGGATTCAACGGGATATAGCGGTTTATCACCGCCTGCCGCAACGCTCCGTGTAAAACACCGTGAACATTTTTCACCGTTTTGGGCGAAAGCGGCGCGGTGGTGTAAACCGTTTCCCCGTCTTTCTTGACAATCTTCCCCTGCTCGTCGCGCTTGGGAATCTTCTTGCCGCTGGTCAGCAGCTTGTTAAAATATTTCTGCACGATGTGTGTATCAAGCTCCTCTAGCTTCACAGCGGCCAGATACGGCTTGATATGTAGGCGGATGTCGTCTTGATAGATTTTGAGCGTGCGCGGTTTGACCCCCTCCAGATAGGTATCCGCCCAAATATCCAGCCACTCTCCCAACGTCATCTTGCATGGCTCACGGTATGCCTTGTTGTCCACAGCGGCAATCACCTGTGCCAGCTTCTGGCGGGCTTCCTTTTGCGTCTTTGCGTAGACGGATTTGCGGATTGGTTTACCGGTGCCGGGATCATGCCCGGCAATAAAGCGGGCTTCCCATTTTCCATCTGGACGCTGGCGGATGCTTCCAGCTCCTTGTGCGGCGCGGGTATTTGATTTTCTTGGCATTGATTTTCCCTCCTATATTGTGTTAATATGGAAGGGCAGTAGGCGTAGCAAGTTTACTGCCCTTATAGCCGCCCTCGGTGTTCGCAGCACCGGGGGCGGTTTCTATTAATTGGCATTAACCTGTCCTATATCATCAAGTGCTGTGGAGAATTCGTTTTCTATATGGGCACGCACTATGTCAAGCCAGTTTGCGCGAGTTACAACGAGAAGTGCGCCATTGCTTTTACGTTGAACGATGTCGCTAAGATCATGCATAAGATTTATACTTGCGCGATATTCGTCCCCCCCTATAGGTGGAGAAGTCTCCTCTTCATTTCGCGCTAACTTGTATTCGGCGGCCCATGTTGAAATGTGAATACACAAATCTTCAAAAAAAGGATCTTCAAGTAATTTATTTAAGCCAAAGAGTGCGTGTGGCTTAATCGACGGCTCTAAGTTTAACTCCTCAAGCCATTCGTACGCTTTCTCGGAAAGTCCCGTTTTCTCACAAATTTCACGAACACTAACATCACGAGTTTCAATATCTGTTACACCCAAAAGATAATCTGTTGATACATTGCATTTTTCTGCAATCTGTATAAGGGTAATGACATCGGGAAGGCGGTCGCTATTACAATAAAAGCCAACAGTTTGTCGTGATAGACCCAAAAAGTCCGCAAAATCAGTGTTTGAACGTTCGCCCTGCAGTTCACGAAACCGTTGTGTAAAGATAGGCAGCCTATTTTCTTTGCGCTCCATATATGTGCACCTCCAGCGGTAAATGCTCTAATTATGACACACTTGTTGAAACATGCGTTCTATCTATTGCCAATATCGTGAGGTTAGCTTATAATGAGCACAGACGCAACAACAAGAGCGTTTTCAATCGTATAGTAACATATTAGAGCGCATTCGTCAAGAGAATTAGGAGGTGAATTAGTTGTACAATGTGGATGTACGGCGCACAGCAGCGGGCAATGGAATTAGGCTGTGGCAAATTGCGGACGCACTGGGCATTTCGGATTGTAGTCTGTCGCGCAAACTCCGCAAGGAACTGTCAGCCGAAGAAAAAGCCGCGGTATTTGCGATTATCCGAAATTTATCGCAGGAGGTGAAATGATGAGCGCAACAAACACTTTAGCGTATAGCCCCGCGACGGCGGCGAAGGTGGCAGAAGTATCCCGTCCCACGATTTATCGTTGGATGCGATTGCCTGGATTTCCCGTGGCGCATATCGGTGGGCTTACTCGCATTCCGGCGGAGGCATTCAAGCACTGGTTAAATCAGCAGGCGGGGGTGAGCGAGGGTGCATAAAAACGAGAAAGCCCCTGCCGGTGTTTCAGCACCGACAAGGGCAGCGGGAAAAGGTTTGCCGACCGCATTTCCCGTATCAAATTCTATCACACGCTGCAAAGGAAATCCACTGATTTCTGATTTCCTTCATGTGGGTGCGGAAAACGCGCTGACACTGCGGGAGCTGGTGCAGCTCACCGGCGAAGATGAACGCACCCTTCGCCGCCGCATCCAGCAAGAACGCAAGGCCGGAGTACTGATTTTGTCTGATTGCCAACATGGCTATTTCCTTCCGGAAAACGAAAGCGACGTGCGCCGGTTTATCCGTTCGATGTCCCGGCGTTCCAGGGAAATTGCCGCAGTGTCCCGTATTGCGGAGGATACGTTGGCCCGGTTGTCTGGCCAGGAGCATTTGGAGGGTTGGAATGCCTGAAATTAAAGAAAAACACCCATCGTGGTTCAAATTGAAAATTGAACGGCGGCAGCTTATAAAGCAGCTCCCGCCGGAAACTGCGGTCAATGTCCTTCTTGCTTGTTGGGAGTATCTGGAAACCTGTGAGATCCCCGACACGTTGCATCCGTTGGAGAAAATCGCCTTTTCTGCTTTCTTCCCTGACATGGAAGAGGCATGGCAGCGATATGAACAGCGCGTAAACGCCAAGAGAAACAAATCGGTCGATATCGACCGATAACGCTCGACACAGAAGAAGAAACAGAAACAGAACCAGAAACAGAACCAGAAACAGAACCAGAAACAGAACCAGAATTGATATAGACTTGTAAGAGGGTAGGAGGGTATGGCGCGCTTTCGCGCACCATGCCACCCTCTCCCTTTCGGAAGGAGACGATAATCTTTGCTTTTTGATTTTGAGAAGTTCGAGGACATAGCCGCAAGCGTTTATCCGGAAACTCCGTATTCCTTTGAAGAGAGCATGTCGGTGTTCAAATACTTCTTTTCGAAGTATGAGCAGGTCATGGGATACCCGCATCCGCCGATTAAGGCGAACCAGATCGTGAGGATATGTCAGAAGATGCCATTCATTTCCTGCGAAGAAAAGGGCGGCAGTATCGCAGACGTTGACGCGGACGAATATCCGGCCATGATTGACCGATATTTCAAGACTGAGTTCAGAAACTGCAACTATCGAATCAACCACCTTTTCGCCGGTCGAATCCGCGAAATGAAGTTTTACGAGGAACTTTATTGACGCGCAAAGAGGACAGCCCTCTACAGCCGTTAGGAAGCCGCAGGACACGTTGAAGGAAGGTAGGTGGTAAAGCAAACGCCACAGAAAGTTAAAAACTCACAGGCAGGGCTTGCAAGCCGCGCAAAAGGCGGGAAGAGGTCACAGCGCAAAGGCGCGGACGGTGAAAGGGAACTTGCCGCTATTCTCCGCGAATATGGGTATCCCATAGAGCGCGGCGGCTCTATGTCCTTCGGTGATGTTCCAGATCTTGTGGGATTGCCGGGAATACATATCGAGGTCAAAAGAGCCGAGCAAGTCAGGCTTTCAGAATGGATGGCGCAGGCATTGCGGGACAGCAAGCGTTTCCGTGATGGTATACCCGCCGTGTTCCACCGCAGAAGCCATGAAGTATGGCATGTGACAATGAGCCTCTCGGACTTTATGACGCTTTATTCCGCAAAAATCCATAATTTTCCGAGAAAGGAGATTTCAGCCAATGGCATTGACGCAAAACCAACAGAAGGCAATAGCAGCGCTGCTGTCCAGTCCATCCCGTGAAGATGCTGCCCGGAAATGCGGCCTCACATCGCGGACGCTGCGCGTCTACTTCCAAAACGATGAATTTTGTGACGCGTACCGCGCCGCTTTCCAAGAATTGACAGAAAATGCAACGCGCAAGGCACAACAGCTCTTGTGTCCGGCGCTTGAAACACTGGAGGAGGTCATGCAGGACGCGGATGCGCCTCCGGCGGCAAAGACAAACGCTGCGCGGATCGTCATTGATAGCACCATCAAACTGACAGAGGTCAATGACATTTTAACGCGCATCGAAAATCTTGAACGTGCCAGAGGTGAATATTAAATGAGCATCAGAACTATTCGCGGGAGGCTGGAAAAGTTGGAGGAGTTGACCTTGCAGCGCCCTGGTGTGGCCGTTATTCTACCGACAGAGGATGGCTTTATTGCATCTCGCGGCGATGGCAAAGCGGCACGGTTCTGTAACACGCTGGGCGAGGCGCAACAATTCTGCGCCGTCTGTGAAACAACGATAATTATTGATACTTGAAAGGAGAAACTATGAATTTTGGGAAATCTGTACGCGAAAGCGTTGAACTGTGCGTGACGACACTTGAAGAAATCACGGCAGCAGAAAAGGAACTGGCCGCAGCGAGGAAGGCCGGTAAGATCGCTCCGGCGGATGCCGAGGCAAAGTCTGCTGAACTCGCCCGCGCCCGTGCCGATGCCCTGGGTACGGTCAATACCCGGATCGAGCGCGACCGCCTCGCGCACCACGCCGCCGTTGACGAATGGAACACCGCCGACGGCTCTAAGATCGACGAGGGCGATTTGAAGCTGCTGCAAGCCGATTTTCACTTTGATCCGGCGCAGTTCCAGGCGCTTTGTGACAAGCACCGCGACAATGCAACCATGCTGCAGCTCCTTGCGGAATACGGCGAGAAGCACCGAGACTGGGGCTTAACAGCGGATCGTCCCATTGGCGCACAGGCACGCAAGGACGCCTTTGACCGGTTCTGCCGGGATGCAAGCAGCGCAGCCCGTGATCCGAACAGCCTGCACGCTGCACTGTGGCTCTCCGGCAACGGCACGGCAGAGAGTGTGTTCATCGACTATTGAGGGCACAGCTATGAAGACATTTGACATCAACGGGAAAATCGTTGTATCCATTGATCCGGACAGCGCGGAGTTTGCGGGCAGGGTTTTTGATACCCTGTCCGCGGTGGACAAGAAGCAGCGCCGCCTGATCCGTGCTAAGGGCATCGCTTCTGCGGATTACTATGACCTATCTAAAAGCACAGAAAGATCTATGCGGCAGCAAATTGACACACTCTTTAATGCCCCTGTGTGTGAAGCGGTGTTCGGGGCTGATCCCATTTTTGCGTTGTCCGGCGGCTGCCCGCTGTGGTTCAATCTTCTGGAGGGCATTATCCACACACTGTCTGTTCCGCCTACTACTGAGTGCAGGCGGATCATGAAGAGATATGCGGCCAAACGCCGCTGAAAGTGAGGTGTTTCTATGGCAAACGCTGACGGCTCCGTCGTTATCCGGGTGGATGCCGACGACAAAAAAGCAATAAAGAAACTTGACGATGTCGCGAAGAAGGCGAACGACGTCCGAAAGGGCTTGGACGGTAAAAGCATCCTGATCAATACGGATGTTTCGCAGGCTGAAAGAGAAATTGACCGTTTGCGGACAAGCATCGGTAAACTGGAGGAGGATATTCGCGTAAAAGAGCGACTTGCGCTTGAGACACAAAACGCTAAGGCTATGGCAAGGGTAAGAAGCAAGATGGCGATCGATTCCGGCGATGCTGCCACCGCACAAAAGATGGCAAAAGAATGGGACAGGCTGGATGCAAAAGCGAAGAGGTATGCCGAGCAGATCAACGAAGCCCAAGTACGTCTTGATGTCGAAAAAGAGGCTGCGGGGAACATTGCGCAAGCCGTTTTAAAGGCGGCGGAAGAAACAGGAGAAGCCTCGCGTAACGCAGAAAAAATGAATGCCGCTGTCAAGAAGGCTGCCAAAAGTGCAGAGGCATTCGGTAAACGCATTAAGTCCGTTGTACAGGGAGCGTTGGTGTTCACCGTCATTACACAAGGACTTTCCAAACTGCGTGACTGGCTGTCCAATGTGGTATCCGCCAATTCTGCGGCAAGCGCTTCCATCGCCAAACTGAAAGGCGCGCTGCTGACGATGGTTCAACCGTTAGTACAGATCATCATCCCGGCTTTCACCGCGCTGGTAAAGGTGCTTACAGCGGTAGTCTCTGTCATTGCAAACGTTGTATCCGCGCTGTTTGGCACTACGGCAGCAGAAAGTGCTAATGCGGCGAAATCTCTAAATGACCAAAAGAACGCCTACAAGGGCGTGGGCAGTGCGGCAAAATCCGCCAGTAAGCAGCTCGCATCGTTTGACGAGATAAACAAGTTGAGCGGAGAAAGCAGCGGCGGCAGCTCTGCGGACATCGCGCCGGATTTCAGCTTTATGGATCCTATTTCTGACAGGCTGAAAAATATTGCAAAGGACGTGGCACTTATCGGTGCCGGGTTCGCTCTTTGGAAAATCTCTGAGAAATTGCCGGGCATGCTTGGAGACATTGGAACAAAGGTTGCCGGCATTGCCATAGCCATCGGCGGTCTGCTTCTATTGTTTGACGGGCTAAAAGATGCGTGGGAAAACGGTGTCGACTGGGGAAACCTTACAGAAATTCTTGCTGGTGCCGCTGCGGCGGCCTTCGGCCTGTATACAGCCTTTGGAAAAGTCGGCGCGGGTATCGCGTTGGTCATTTCTGGCGCAGCTATGATAGTGACTGCATTTAAAGACATTATCAGCAATGGCGCAAACCTCAAGAATACTCTGCTTTTGATTGCCGGAATTGTAGCTACCGGGCTTGGGTTCTTTTTCCTGACCGGAAGTGTAATTCCCCTCATCATCGCTGGTATTGCCGCTGTTGTAGTAGCTGTCCTCGGTCTTACAGGCAATCTGGAGGAATTCTGTCAAAACCTCAAAGAGAACATCCTCGGCGGGCTGATCGACTTTATTACCGGCGTGTTTACAGGTGACTGGACGAAGGCGTGGGAAGGCATCAAAAAGGTATTCAAGGGCATTTGGAATGGCATTGTGATGATACTGGAAAGCGCTGTAAATCTCATTATCAAGGGTGTTAACTGGCTTATTGGCAAGCTCAACTCTCTGCTGGAGAACAGCTTGCTTGCAAAGGGCCTTGATCTTATCGGCATTGAATTTCGTGGCATACCGCAAATACCGGAGGTACACATCCCTCGGCTGGCGCAGGGCGCGGTCATTCCCCCGAACCGGGAATTTATGGCAGTGCTGGGCGATCAGAAGTCCGGAACGAACATTGAGACACCGCTGGCTACGATGGTGCAGGCGTTCAAACAGGCGCTTGCGGAAAGCGGCTACGGTGGCAGCAATGAAGCCGTGTTGGTGCTGGACAAGGAAGTGCTGGGAAAGGTCGTGTACCGTCTGAACAAGGCGGAGGGTACGCGCATCGGCGTGAATCTGGCTGAAATCTAAGTAGCAAAAAGAGGACTGCACACAGTCGTGCAGTCCTCTTTTTCCTTGTAATTAGTTGCTTTGCAAATGCCCCTCAGAGGCCGCAGGAGCGCCGTTGTCCCGTTCCATAGTCCAGAGTGATTGCCCGGTTAATAAAGCCGTTCACGCTCTCGCTACGGGCTTCTGCGTGGGTTATGATGAATAAAAAAGGATCGGCGCCGCCGCTCAAAACGCCGCTCCTCTATTTTGCAATAGCATAGCTTCAGTATTCTTTAGCGGTGAAGGTTAAAACGCAACACCACGCTCCGTGCAGAGTTCTTTCAAAAGCGACACCGCTTCCTCAAAACCCATAGCATGGTCGTGAATGTCGTTGTATGACGAGCCAACCAGAAGGTTGGTGTGGTAATCAAAAATCTGATACCCAACGGTGCACTCACCGTCCCCTCTGCGAACATACCCCCAACCATCATGGTTGTACCGTTGATAGCCTTTCTGGAACGAATAACCGGCTTCGTGGGCCTTTCTTCTTAACGTGGAAAGTGAATACTGCATAAGCAAACCTCCTAATAAGTAAATGGGTTGAGCGGTGTGCTTATGTTATGTTGTGTTGTTTTATAGTGTTATTTGCCATGCTACTTTGCAACTGTGTTATTCAGCAATCTCCTTTTCGACAGCATCAACAATCAGTTGATTTAGAGATTTGCTGCGTTCTTCGGCCGCAGCTCTCCAACGATCTTTTGTCCCCTTTGCTGTCCGAATCTGGATGCTATCTGTTTTTTCTTTCAGATACTTGATTGACGCTTTTTTCTGCGCGTCAGTGTATTTATCGCCCATAGTTCACCTCCGATCATATACAAAATTATATCGCACCTCTTATATGATTGCTATATACAAATTATACAATATGCTTGCTATATATTTGTTGGCTTTGTCTATTGAATATATGCTTGCTATATACCATAATAAGACCATACCAAACAGGGCGGCTCCAAACAAGCCACAATCGGGTGACAGACATACTGGTGAAAAGCCCCTCGAGTGCTCAATACATTCCAGACGTTACCCAGCCTCAACAAAACGAATGGAGGAACAAAAAATGAGTATCAACGACATGGACAGCAAGATCAAGGAGCTGCGGGAGCTGCGCCGCATGGCCGACGAACTGGCCGTAGAGATGGAGAGCATCACAGACAGCATCAAGCGGCACATGGACGCCGAGGGCGTGGATACCCTCAACGGCACGGATTGGAAAGTGACTTATAAGGCTGTGACTTCTTCCCGCCTGGACACCACCGCACTGAAAAAGGCGCTGCCCGACCTGACGGCGCAGTTCACCAAGACCACCACCGCCCGCCGGTTCTGCATCGCATGATGGAAGCCATTATAACCGTGGCAGGAGCGATCCAGCTTACCCGCTGGTTGCTGACACTACTGGACGCAATAAAAAAGCCCTCTGTACCACCGCCGACCAAAGCAAGGCACAGAGAGCCGTAACCACCAACCACCACAGGGAGGCCGGTAAATATAGTGTACCGCCTCCCGCAAATAAATGCAAGGGCACATTTACAACTGAAAGGAAATTAAAATGAAAATCGACTTCAATGGAATTATTGATTTGGAGATCCCAACCGATGACGAGCTTTTGAAAGTTTATGAAAGCGCAAAAACGAAGATGAACGAGGAAGCCGCCTATAATCTTCTGGCGGAAATCGGAGAACACACCGCAGCAATGGAAAAGGCAGAGGGTGCAGAGGGATCATTCAAAAAGTGGCCAACGATAAAGAAAATGGCGTGGATCAGCAGCGAGGCGTTTTGCATGGGATTTATGAACGCAAGCCGCATTGTTTATGAAGCACTCATTATGACCTTGCAGGAGCAGGCAGCAGAGCAGGCAAAGCAGGGCGGGAACAATTAA